GGCCAGGCCGACGCCATGGCGGCTCGCGCCGCGGCGATCGAGGCGGTGGTCGGCGTCATGGCTGGGCGGGCTGAGGACGCCACCCAGGCGACCCCGCGTGAGCGGGCTGTGCGCAACAAGTCCGACGACACGAAGGGCCGCTGACATGGCGTACCCCCCGG